AGGTCACGATGGTGGTTGCGCCGTTGTATCCATCCACAGTGTTGTTCGTGTCGTTACTGGGCACGGCCACCGTCACGGTCTGCCCAGCGCTCAGGCGCTTGGTCTTCTCGGCGTAGGCGCCCGAAGCCGCACCCTTGGTGTCCGCGCCGGCCGCGCCGCCGCCCTCGCCCCAGACCACGAATTTCCAGAAGCCCGACCTCGGGACGGTGAACGTGTGCGTGCCGGTTCCGAAGTTGTACGGCTGCTGCTGATCACCGCCGCCGGTCGCGGCGACCGTTCCGACATAGGCGTTCCGACGCATCAGGCGAAGTCCGCCGCGTCGGCCTCGACGCCGGTCACGCTCACCTCGATCGTGGCCCCCGCCGAGGCCTTGGCGCGGGGCTTCCAGCCGGCCGGAAGCATCAGGCCAAGTTCAAGGTCCGGCGCCGAACCGCTCGAATTGTAGGGCACCGGATAGGTCGCCAACCGATTGACCGTGGTCACCCCATCGGTGATCACCAAGCTCACCGTGGCGTCCGCTGAACCCACGTTCGCAGCTCGGATGTCCAGCTTGCGAACCTTCCCCGCGGCCGGCGCCGCCGTGATGTCGGCGAAGCTTGTGGTGCACACCGCCGTGACCGGCGTCAGGATCGTGGCGCTCATCCGATAAGGCTCCCGCTGGCGAACAGCCGGCGCCTCAGCCAGCCCTTGTTGTACGTGGCGAGATCGCCGATGTCGGCGGTCTGCACCTGTTTCCACGAGGCCACTGCGCCGTCCGTGGTGATGTATTTGCCGGCGTTGCCGGTCTGGCCGGGGAGCGTGCCACCGGCGGCACTGAATGCGGTGTCATCCACGTACTTCTTCGTCGCCGCGTCCTGGTCAGAAGTCGGGTTGGCGACCGACGTCACCCGCTGCGCCCCGTAGTCGGTGGGTTGGACGCGACGGACCACAGAGCCGTCGTTCACCACCTGGCAGGTTTCCCCGGCCTTCACGATGCAGCCGGCCCCAGAGCCCTTGACCGTCACGTCGCCGGAAGCGCCGTTGACGACGACGTAGAGCTTCGACACATCCGGAACGATGATAGTCCCGCCGGTCCCGCTGGTGATGGAGAGGATCGCCCGGCGCGCCTCGTTGGAGGTGAAGTTGGTCGCATCCAGCGTATGCGAGCCCGACAGCGCGAACGCGTAGATGCCCCGGATCGCCTCGTCCACGAGGTCGATCACCTGGCCGTTCAGCACGTCGCCCCAGGTGTTGGCGTTGTCGCCGTCGCCTTGTTTGTTGAAGCCGAGCGGCGTGGCTGTGGAGGTCATGCGGCGATGTTAGGCGCGCGTCGGATCAAGCGGATTAGACCGCAGTCCCGTCCGCGTACACCCACCGGAACCCGGTATCTCCCGCGTTCGGGACGGCGAACACCGGCTTCTTGGCGGTCTTGTCGATGGCGGCCATGTAGTCCGTGGGCGTGAGCGCCTGAAGCTGCGTCGTGGTGTAGGCCGCGAGCCGCACCGGACCATTCGGGCGGGCAAGCTGGAACCGCTGGTCGATGGCCCGCACGAGCCCGAGGATCGGGACCGGAAGGCCGGCGGGATACCAGCTCACACGATGGTCCCCGTCACCACCTGGCTCAGCGTGCCCCCGGCCATGGCGTCAAGGGCTTCGGCGGTCTGGATTGCGTTCAGCTCCGCCCCGAACATGCCCTCGTAGAGCGATATGTTCTCGTCGTTCTGGTCGTAGCGGGCGGCCTCGGCCAGGGCCCCGTAGAGATAGACGAACGGATGCCGGACCAGGAGCGCGTTGGTGTCGCCGTCGGCGCTCATCGTCGGCAGGGTCTTGTAGTAGAGCAGCTTGCCCGTGTAGGTCGCGTCGGGGATCGGGCCGAAGGCGATGTTCGTCCCTTCGATCGCATAGACCAGCGGCCGCCCGGCATCGTTGCCGACCGCAATCCGCACCCGACCTTCCTGGCTGGTGGGGCTCAGCGGGTTGTCCCAGTCGGCGTCGATGAACAGCCGCGACACCGCCCGGAAATCGCTGGGCAACGCGACGCTCTCGCCCGTGATGCTGAGGTCGACCGCGGCCTGCAGTAGCGGGATGCGGAGTTCGCGCATCAGCACCGTGTGCGGCCGCTGGATGAAAGCGGGGATGTTGGCCACGAACGTCGCCTCGCCGCCCCGGCCGGTCCAGTCCTTGATCGCCTGCACGAGGTCGCCGTAGGTCGCGATCGCCATCTCAGGTCTTCCCGGGCGAAGTGCGGAGGTGGCGGTAGTCGGCGTCGTTGAGCTTGCGCCTCAGGAATTCGTGCCCAGACGGGTGCAGGACATTGACGCCTTCGGTCTGCTTCCAGTGCTCGATGAGGCCCATCGGAATCGAGCCCTCGCGCCTGATATCGCGGCTGGGGCCAAATCCGTCATCATGGGTCGCCATGGCCTTGTTGCGTTCCAGGAACGGATCGTTCTCCTGGGTGGACCAGACGGTGTAGGTTCCATCCTCGTTGTCGCGGAGGAACACCTGTGTGCCGCCAGGCGTGGTCCACAGCGGTCGCCAGGGCCTGGTCATCGGTCAGATGATCTCGGCGTAGTGGCGGTCCTCAAGGGCCTCGCCGATGGACCGCGGGAGCGCCACCTCGTCGTTCCAGGCGTAGAACTCCGGATCGGCCTCGTTGGGCCCGGCGCCGGTGTGGACCTTCCCGTCGCCGGCCTTGGTGATCCGCACCCTGACCAACGACTCCCCGGGTTTGCCGGGGCTCGCCGGCGGCGGGGGGGCGCCACGCTTCAGCACTTGGCCGGGCGCGGCTTCGACCGGCTCGGGCTCCGAAGAGCCCCGCACAAGGGCGTCGGCGGTCACAAGGTTCGGGTCGATGGCTTTCGGGCCGGGCATGGCGTCCTCTGGCGGGTGAATGTCAGGGGCCATGATCCGGACGGTCGACCCGGTGCGGATTGGACAAGAAAAAGCCCGGCGCGGGATGACCGGCCGGGCTCAGTCGGGGGAATGCAGTGAGGCTTAGTTGAGGTCCGCCGCGACGCCGTGCGCCGCCTCGTTCCGGACCTCCAGGGTGTGCTCGCCAATGAGCATGAACCGTTCGGAGTCGCCGGACTTGGCGAGCGGCGTGGTGTTCCACGGCCGCAGGGTGGCGAGCGCCACCATCTCCGGGTCCACGAACACCGCGTCTCGGGTCAGGCCGTACGGGTGCGGAATCGCCGCCAGCAGGCCGAAGTCGGAGCTGTAGAAGTCCGCCGCGCCGTAGATCGTGGTCTTGCCCTTGGTGGCGTCGGCGCGGATGTCGGCGATGCCGGCGAACGTCGAGAACACCTGCTTGTCGGCCCCGCTCATGTAGATTTGCGAGGGATGGGCGCCGTGATTGAACGCGGACACCATGACCGCCTTGAGCTGGTCTTCGGTGAACGTCCGCTGCGTGCCGTTGGTGGCCGCCGCGACGTCACCCGAGGAAAAGCCGCCGGACGAACCGCCGGAGCCGCGGGACACGTTGGTCGAAAGCCAGGCCAGCAGTCCCGCCATGCGCCGCGGCGTCGAGCCGGACTGCGCGTTCGAGGCGTAGTTGCCGATGGCGCGCGCTTCCAGGTCGCGCATCGCCTCGCGGCCCTTGAGCAGCTTCTGGCGGGCCATTTCCGATGCGCGGCCGGCGGCGTCCACCTGTTCGGCGGTGCCCGAAACCCCGCCGGTCTTGCGGAAGATCTGGGTCTTGTTGCCGACGCGGGTGGTCAGGTTCGGTGAATCCAGGGTGCCGACGTCGTCGCCTTCCAGTTGCGCATTGGTGGCGTCCGGGGCCGCCAGGGTTTCGGTCTGCCACTCGTGCAGGGTCTGCTTGGCCTTGACGCGGCCGATGTTGGACACCAGCGGCGCCTCGTCAGCGGCGACGCGGAAGATCAGGTTCGACAGGTCCTCGCGGATGCCGACCGAGTTCAGGGTGGTGGTGGTGTTCGTGGGCGCGGCCATGGCCGTCAGGTCCCTTCCATTGCGAGCAGCGCCGCCACCGCGTCGTTCATCTTGCCGGACGCCATGGCCCGGCCGACGACTTCGCGCCTGTGCTTCGCTGCGGTTTCACGACGTGGCGGAGGGGCGGCGCTGGGCTTCAGCGCCGGCGCCTTCGCCTTGGGTTTCGGTTGGGGCTTGGGGGCAGAGGTGCGGACGCTGGCCTGCGCCTTGTCGTAGAGCATCGCCTTGTGGAGGATCGTCAGTTCCCGCGCGCCGGCCCAGGCGAGGTCGCTGGGCTCGAAACCCACGCCCCGCGCATACTCGACGAGCGCCTTCTTCTCCTCCGGCCCTTTCTGGGGGTCGGCGATCGGATGGCCCGCGTCGCGTAGCTTGGCCTGTTCGGCGATCAGGAACTGCCTGTGCTCCTCGGCTTCAGTGGCCGCTTTCGCGGTCTGAAGGCGTTGGAGTTCGGCCTGTTCTTGGCCGTGGAGCTCCTTCAGGACGTTATAGCTCTGCTGGTCATCCTGGGCGAGCTTAAGCCAGTCCACATCGGCCCACTTGTCCCGGAAGACTTCGCTGGCGCGCTGGATGAGCTGGTCGGTCGCCTTGGCGATCTCGCCGATGACCGATGCGTCCTTGCGCGCCTGTGCGGCGTCTTCCTTGGCCTGATAGACGCGCTTCTCCGCCTCGGCGTCCTTCGCTGCAACGAGCCGTTGCACCTCCGGAGGAGCCGTGGCGAAGACCGCCTTCTCCTCAGCCGACCAGAACTTGGGCGCGTCGATGGCCGGAGCGTCATCCTCCGGTTCGGCGCCCTCGTCTTCGCCGGGGTCCTCGCTGGCCGGATCATCCTCCGGTGCGTCGTCCTCGGCTTCCGGCTGGTCGCCGGCTTGTTCTTCGGCCTCTTCCTCCTCCGGGTCCGCCTCGCCTTCGGGCGCGGCGTCGGTGTCGGCAAGCAGGCTCACGGCGTCGTCGAACCGGATCGGCTCGTCGGTCGCGGTTTCGGTGTTTTCGAGAGGTTCGCTCATGCCCCCCTAGGTTCGGGGCGGCGCGATGCGTGCGGATTAGGCCGAGGCCTCTCCGGCCAGGATCGCCCGCAGGCTGGCGCTGTTCTCCACCACCTCGCCCGCGGCCACGGTCTCCTCCAACGCCAACTTGACCCGCGCCAGGATGTGTAGGCCGGCGTAGGCCTGCTCGCGCACGTCCTTGGCGTCGATGGGACTGCGCTCGATGAGTTCGAACAGCCCCATGCGGACGGCCTCGAAGGCCTTCTCGCACTGGCGCAGCTCGGCGCGGGCCTGGCCGGCGTCGGACAGTGCGCGGTGCTCGTCATCGGTGTAATCGGTCATTCGTCCAGCCTCAGAACCGTCACGTCTCCGCCGGACCTCACGTCATGCTTTATGGCGACGCGGACGGCCTGCTCGGCGGTCGCGCCCATCGCCATCGCGCCGGTCGCATACTCGCAGCCCGAGCCGATGGCGTAGTAGCCGCCATGCGGTTCGAAATCCCAGAAGCCCGTATCGCTCCACATCCGGAGCTTGCCATCGGGCGAAACCATAATGCCGTTCGTCCGATCTTTCTCCCCGAGACCCAACAGGGGGCAATCGCCCTCGCGGCCTTTCTTTAGCCACGCCACAAATGCCTGGCCGTGGATCGCTGAGCCGCTGGCCCCGCACAACATCCCGTCCACCTTCACGATCTTGGCCGCGAAGCCGTCGCGGGAGTCGCCACAGGTGATCAACGTATCGGCCGCCAGCATCCCGTCGCGATAGGCGATCGTGGTCATCCGGCCATGCCCCCGAGCTTCACCGCATCCGATGGCGCCGCGATGCCCAGCACCTTCTGGTGTGCGTCCAGCGCGATCTGCTGGCGACGCAGTTCGATTTCGGAGTCGATCTGGTATTTCTTGATCATGTTCTCCTGGTCGATCCGGTAGCGTTCCGTTTCGGCCTCGGTCTGCACCTGCACCAGCTTGGGATCGGGCGGCGGCGTCGGCGGGCCTTGCTGCTGCTGCTGGGCCAGGAATGGCGCCGGGTCGGTGACGTACTTGTCCGCCCCCTTCAGGCCCGACAGGTCGAGCAGCTTCTTGGCGGAGCTGTAGAGATTGCCCATGTCCACCAGCGGCCCGTTGGCGCCACCCTGGAGGGTCACGGCCTGCTGCTGCGCGTTCATCACCAGTTGCAGCGCCGCGAGCTGCTGATCGCGGCCACCGGAGCCGATGCCGACTTCAATAGTGAGGTCGTTGCGCTCGCCCCATTGCGTCGGGTCCACCGGAACCCACTTGCCCCGAAGCCTGACGATGTTGTCCTGGCTCGGCAACGAGCGGATCGCGGCGTGGACCAGCAAGAACAGGTCCTTGATCCCGGTCTCCGCGAACACCCGGGCGATCATGCGGATGCGCTTCTGGGCGGCGGAGATCAGCACCATCGCGCCCTTGGCCGTATCGTGCAGCGTGTCGGGGTTGAGCCCCTGAGCGTTGCGAACGATGCCCGAACGCGCCTCGCCGAGGGTCGCGGCGTATTCCAGGGCCCCCGCCACGTCGAAGTCCAGCCGACCGCCGCCGACCGCGCGCACCGCGTCGCCGCTCTTCGACAGGATCGGCGAGCCGGGGATGTTGTTTAGCAGGTCCGAAAGGGTGGACTTGCTCATCTTCTCGATCGCCACTTCGTAGCGCTGGTTCATGGCGAAGTAGCCGGAGTCCAGCATCAGCCGCAGCAGGGCGGTGCGGATGCGCTGGACCTCTGCCAGCTTGTCGAACAGCGACAGGCCGAACAGCCGGTGGGTGACGATGTACGGCGTCGAGACTGCAAACGGGATACGATCAACCTGCTCCCGCTTCAGCAGGGTCGATTCGTCGCCGCCGGTGACGACGCACCACAGCTCCGGCTTGCCGTCGCCGTCCGCGTCCACTCGGATGTAATGCTCGATGATCTCCACCTGGTGGAGGCCGTAAAGCTCCGACGAGGTGATCGGCGTGCCCATCGAGTTTTCGCCGGCCGTGTCGCGGGCGATCCGGTCGGCGTCGGACGTCGACGTTGCGTAGGGCGGCAGTTCCGCCACGATCTGCGGGTCGTAACCTTGGGCGACCAGGTCCTGGGCCCGCAGACGGGTCCGCATGGCGCAATAGGTCGCATCGCCGATGATCACCGTGTCGCGGGCGACGGCGAAATCCTCCGGCGGGACCGAGACCACACAGACTTTGCCGCGCGGCGCGGTGTGTCGGACGGTGAAGTTCCACAGGGGCTCGCCGGTGATCGGGTCCGGCTCGGCGGCGATCAGGTCGGTGATCTCCGCGCCTTGGGCCCGCGCATCCTGCTCGGCCAGGAACAGTTCCAGTTGCGTCTTGGCCTGGAAATGCTCCTCGCCGGTTTCATCCCAGGTTTCGGCGTAAACCTTGGCCACGCCGATCTTGCACAGCAGCGCGTCCTTGATCTTTGAGTAGAGGACCAGCCAACCGCGGTTCTCGTTGAACAGCACGTGATTGACGTAATCGGTCTCCTGCTCGGCGGCCTCGACGTCTTCCTCCCCGTGTGGCGTGAAGGTCGCCACGTCCTCGCCGGTGAACACCTCCATGAGGTCGGGCATCAGGGTCTCCACCGCGTCGGCGACATCGGTAGAGACCGCTTTCGAGCGATTTGGCAGCGACGGCATGTCGGGCATTTCGCCCTTGAAGTAGTCCAGCGCCCGCTCGCGGTTGGCGACCAGGGTGTCGTCGTTCTCGAACCCCAGGGACTGGCGCCGCTCCTCGCTCACCAAGGCGAGGAAGTCGTCGTCTGTGAACTGTTCGGGCTTGTCGAGAGACGCCATCGCCTAGAGGCTGGGAGCGGATGCGACCGTGCGGGTTAGGCGTCGATCCAGCACCACCCGTCCGGCTTGCCGCGGATGCGGTCCACCTTGCGGATGCGCTTGCCGACCCGGACGAACACCGGCTCGCCGCGCGGAGGCGCGCCGGGCTCCGGCGGAAACAGCCACGCCATCAGGTCGCGGGTCGCAGGCCTGGACTGTCGGGTATAGATCACTGCTCCGCAGCCCATGCAGATCCACTCGCCGGTCAGCGAAACGTGGATCGGCGCGCTGCAGCAAAGCGAGTGCATCCGGTCAGTAGGCGCCGCGGCGAGATTTGGGCTTGCCGCTCCGGACGCCCAGCTTATTATCGGCCTTCGCGTCGATCTTGGCGGCTTGCGCCTTGCTCATCCGGCCGCTGTTCACGGCCTGAGAGGCGCGCGCCTTGGCGTTCTTCGCGTGGGCGGCGTCCGGAATCGGAAAGCTCCGGCCAGGGCCGGCGAAGGCCGCTTTCGGGAGCGCCTTGCGCGCCTTGGTGGTCAGTTTCGTCATCCTCGTCCTCCCGGGAAGTCAAGATCAGGATGGACGCTGCGGCGGGACTGCGGGTTGGCTCGACTTACCGCGGCCACCTCACGCGACCCCAAGGTTCGGAACCGTGAAGCTATACATATCCGCCGACTCCTTCGGCGTGGCGATCAGGGCCATGCAGTAGGCGTCGCCATCATCTGGCGAGCGGCCGAGGCGCTTGATGATTTCTTCCTTGGCTTCGACCTGGACACCGCGCACGGTCAGCTTCCACCGCGGCGCGCAGAGATCCGCCTTCAGCTTCGGATCGTTCGGCAGATAGATCGGCTCCGGGTTCTTGGGGTCCAGCGCCTCGCGCATCCGCCACCACAGGAGCGCGCGCGTGTTGACGAACGCCAGGTCTCCGTCCTTCGCCCGTTCATCGGTACGACTTGCGCCGTTGACCGCGACGGCCTGGACGTCGTTGGCCACGAGACTGTCGTAGGCCGATGCGCCCCAGCCAACCACGTCCACGTGCACGGGCGCCCGGTCCCGACGGCCGGAGATCGCAAAGCCCGCCACGCTGGGCCCGTCCGGCGTGGCCGCCCCGGGCTGGCGCAAGGGAACATCGAACCATGGCCCGTGCCGGCGGGCGCACACGGTCGCGTCCCGTCCCCCACGCGCCACGTCCAGCCCCATCGAGTCCATCGGACCCCTGGCGTGCTTCGGCTCCCAGCGCGCCATCGCAGCATCTACCCAGGCCGTGGGGATCACCTGCCAGGGATCGTCCTCCATGCCGGCCTTGAAGTCGCCCTCCAGCATCTGCGACCGCAAGGGCTCGGGAAGCGACTGCAACACCCCTTCGTAGCCGGTGGCCGTGAGGAATGGATTGTCCGTCACCCGCGACGGGATGAACGTGCGGCTCATTGGCCGGATCAGCTTGCCCTTGTAGGTGAACGGCTCGCCGTCCTCACACTCGACTTCCTTGCCGTCGATATTCCCGAACCAGCGCAGCTCTCCGGGCTTGGCGGGGTCTGGATGCTTGTCGTCCAGCCACGGGGCGAAGTAGTCGATGACCCAGCGGCCTTCAGCGTCGGTGGGCGGGTTGAACGCCAGGATCGCCCGACAGCGTTGATTCGGGACCGTGGTTCGCAACCACCCCAACAGGAACCGCACCTGTTGCTCGAGGAAGTTGGTCGCCTCGTCGAAGCCGATGAAGTCGTGAGGGCGGCCCTGGTACTTGCTCTCGTCGCCGAGGTGAGGAACCGAGCCGAACTCGATCTGCCGGCCGGGCAAGCGCCAGATCTTGTCCTGGCCGTTGTAGCCGTCGCGCGAGCCGAGGAGCTCCGTCAGGCGGTCGATGATACCGGTGAGCTGCGTCGCCTCCCGGCGGAAGATGATGCCCTTCCGGTGCCGCGTCAGCAGCGTGCCGCACATCAGGTCGGTCTTGCCACCCCCCGCTGCGCCGCCATAGCCCAGCACGTCGGCAGTCGATGTGTAAGCGTCAGACTGCGGGCCGGGCTGTGGGCGCCAGATCGCCGTATCCTTGGCGATCAACGCGTTCAGCTCCAGGCGCTCCTCATCAGTGAGGTACGGCAGAAGCTCGGCGATCTCACTCGCCTTCATCCGCCGCCTTCCGGTGTCCGGCCAGCGCCAGCAGCGCCGCCATGCGAGCGGAAATCTGGGTCTCGTCCGGCGGCAGTCGCTCCCCGTCCGCGTCGGCGTGTTTGAGCTGCACGCTGTCGCCATACTTCTTCGGGGCGAGCTTGCCGGCCATCCGCATCCGCGTGTCCACTCGCAGCTTAGAGCGGCTGATCCACTCGCTGTTAGGCTGTTCGCTGACGCTGCCGTTTTCGTATTCGCGGATAATGGTGTCGCTTGATGTGTCGTCGGCGATCTCTAGGCACTCGTCAAAGAGTAAGTCCGCTTGGGCCTCGCGCGCGCGCAGGTAACTCTGCCGGAACGCTTCGTTCTCATTCAGCCAACGATGCACGGTTCGCGATGACGGCAACTCTTCGTCGCGGGTGCAGATGAAGTCGAGTCCTCTGGCCGTTGTGGCGATCCGCTCACAAATGAGGGCGCCCAACTCCTCGGTGTAGGACGTCGGGCGCCCTGTCTTCTTCGGCTCTGTGGTCGCGGCCCTCTTCGCCGCCATGCGCTATGCCCCTCAGTAGGTGTCAGCGATCGGGCCGAGCGAAGCCGTGAAGCCCGTGGGCGGGGTGAAGTTCGGCAGCGTGCCATAGGTCTGGCCGGTGAGCTTGCCCGCCTTGAAGTTGCCCAGCGTGTGGGAGCGGAAGCGGGCCGTGGTGTTATCCACCTGGAGGACCATGAAGTATTCCGCCGGACCCTTGACGTTGATCTGAGCCGAGAACGGGACCTTTTGGTAGGCGGCCGTGCCGGACTGGGCCGTGGAGGCGCTGCTCGCCAGCATGTTGCCCTTGGAATCAGCGAGGCCCACGGTGATGTTGCCGCTGACAGCCGAGCCGTTGAGCAGGGACACCCCCGTCAGCGCGCAGTTGTGCGGGATGAACACCCGGCAGACGTAGGTCTCGGTGACAACCGGGGTCGTGTCGGTCCCTTGGGTCGCCGTGACCGCTGCGGCGCCGCCGGTGTGCCAGACGGTCGAGCCGTCGAAGCCGAGAGCCGGGTTGATGCCGCCGTTGTTGACCTGGTTGTTGCGCGCCACGGGGTTGTGCTCCGAAACCGTGTGGGTGAGAGCTTCAGAATGGGGGCGCGATCAGGCGTGCGGATTAGGCTTCGCCTTCACCAGAACGTTCCAGCCGCGATGTCCGCGCTCCTGCGGATAGCTGTCGGCGAACCGGACTGCGTGGCCGCTGAAGGTGAGCGCCTGTGAGACCGCTGTTCGGACCCTCAGCGCCTCTACACCGCCAATCTCCCGGTCGGCCTGGCTGTGCTGCGGCAGGAAGAGCCGCACCGTAAGCCGGTCGCCATCGCGTTCCAGGCTGAGATCGCAGTCCATGCGCCACAGTTTCATCGCGATCAGATGCGCGGTGATCGCGTCGCCGGCTGGGTCGGAGAGGCGAGCGGGCTTTGGTGGAGGCTCGACGGGCGGCCGCCATCCGAGCGCGCGCAGGGGGGCGAAGGCGATCACGTTGGCTCCTGGGCCAGGATGTCGGGCACGACGGCGGCGGCCGAGCGCAGCCTTGCGAACATTTCGGCCAGATCGTTCAGGCCAAGGTCGAGCCGGGGGTCTTCCCGCAACGCCTCGATACGTTGAACCGCGTTCCAGACCGTCGAGTGATGGCGCCCCAGCTCGGTCGCAACGGCCTTCTGATCGAAGCCCCCCTCCATGCTGAGCAGGTATGCGACAAGTTGCCGGGCCTGCACCTGGACGGGCGGCCCCTTCTTCGGCGAGAGGAAGACCGCCTCAGGCATGTCATAGACCGCCGCCACAAGCCGCGCGGCGCATCGCATGGCCGTGGCGAGGTCTTCGCTCATCGGCGACTGTTCCCCAGGCGCGCCTGACCGCAGAACGGGCAGCGATATGGCGTCAGCGTCGCGTTGGGATTGCTGCGTCGCCAGTTGGGCCGCCGGGTCATCCTCCAGAGCGCTCGGCGCGCCTCGGCCACCGTGCGATAGGCGACCTTGCCGAAGCAGGCAGTGATCTCGCCGCCATAGCGGGGCAGGTTGGCGAGGGGCGCGGTCACGGTTTCGGCTCCGTCTTGGCTTCGCGCGTAACACTTCGTGATTGGTCGCCATACACCAACGGTGTATGGTGACGGTGCGTTGAGGGGATGGCCCTCGGCGATAGGGATGAGCCCTTCAGATGACCCAAGACCAATTCGCAGCCCGTAAGAGCCTCGCCGCCCACTTGGACCGTTGCGCCGCCCGCGCCTATTCGGTGGACCGGACACCGGCGACGAAGAAGCAATGCTGGTTTCTGGCGGGCCTGATCCTGGACGCAGGGGAAGACGGTGCGGAATACGTCACCGATACCAGTATCGTCCTGACGAGCCGCGAGGCGTCGTTCCAGATCGACAACCTGCTGCGGAAGTGAGGGCGCGACCATGACGTTCGAAGACATCATCGCCGACGTCGCAGACCGCGAGAGCCGGTCGGCCGCTGACGCCGTGGAGCTCGCCGCGAGCGAGGCGTGGGGCGCCTTGAAGGCCGCCGGGCTGCGCGGCGCGGAGATCGGGGACTTCGATCCCGCGCGCTGCGCCGCCCTAGCTGCGGAGATATGGCGCGCCACCCCGCGCAACGTCCTCGCCATGACCGAGGACGACTTCGCAGCATTCATCGACAGCGCGTCTGAGGCGATCGTGCGGGCCGCCGGCCTGACGCCGCTCCGGGACGCCCAGTTGGAGGCCGTCCGATGACCCCTTACGCACTGTTGCGCGAGCTGTGCGGCCTGTCGATCAGCGAAGCCGCGATCTTCCACGACGTCAGACCTGACACCGTGAAATCGTGGGTATCCGGCCGGAACCGTGCGCCCCTCGGGGCGCTGGAGGAATTGCGCGGCCTCGCCGCGACGATCGAGCAGACGGCGGACCACTGGCTCGAGGCGTTCGAGGCTGCGCCCGAAGGGGCCGAGATCGAGGTCGGATATCCGGTGGACGATCACGAGGCGCAGACGCTGGACTTTCCATGCATTGGGGCTTGGCGCGCCGCCATGGCGCGGGCGATCGCTGAGACGGACCGGGCGGTGATCCTGGTCCCGCGGGGCTCTACCCCAGCCACGGCCGGCGCCGCTGACATGCACGGGCGCTGAGGGCTGCGTCGTTACGACGACCGCTGGGCCGGTTTCGGCGATGTGGCGGCTCATGCGGCGCGACCCTTCATGTCCTCACCGCAGGTCCGCCGGCAGGTGCCGACGCTGACGCCATAAATGCGGGCCAGGACTCCCCACGACACGCCGCGT